GATCAACGATATCGCCAAGGATTGACGCTTCTTCAGTTTCGCCCAATTCCTCTAAAGTTTGTCTAGCTGCTTCGCTTACCTGTCTGTTAGCTTCTCCCGTTTGAATGCCAAGCTCTCTAAATCCACTTAATCTAACTGCATTACCAACAAATCTTAATACCTCTATCATTGAGTTTCTATCTTGTTTTGCTAACAGTGAAACAATTCTTGGATTTGAAAATATTTGTTTATATATACCTAAAGCTGCAATTGTTGGCCATAAAGCAACATTAAACACGTTCAGAGCCAATGCACCAGCAACAAGAGTACCGGCTCCTCCGCCCGCCTCTTCGCCTACAGTTGTTCTTAATTGTCTTGCATACGCTTTCAATGATTGAGTTAAGTCTTTGCCAAACATAGCTTCAAGAGTTTCGTCGCCATACATTGTCAAGGCTCTTTCTAGGTTGCCTGGCTTAAATATGTCATTTAGTTTTGAGCTTCCAGTTTGAACAGAGTCTTTTAGTATTTGTTCAAGTGCTTGTTCTTGTATGTCTGCAAAAGCATCATCTGTAACTTGAGCCTTTACTCTTAATATGTCGTCAGATGATTTTGGTCTAAATAATATTTTTGATATTTCTTCTGGAGAAGCATTTTCCAATCTGTTAAATATTCCAGCTTTTTTTAGACTTTCAGCTTCTGCGCTTGTTTTCGCTTTATTTTCCAAAGCTTTTATAAATCTTAAAAAACTTTCAGGAGCTCCAGTGGTTGCATCCATTTGCGGTATTCTTCCAGAAAGTTCGTCTGCAATTCTGACCAAATCATCAGCCTTTAAATTTGGTTTTAATTTTGTAAAATCTTCAATTGTTTGAAAAAATTGAGTTGCTCTGTTGCCAAGCAGTGGTGTTAATTTTTGTCTATCTTTTAATATTTTATTAGCAAATCTAGCTGGATTTATTTGACCGGTTATAGGATCTGAAATAGCATCTCTCGATGCCTCTTTTACATATCTTCTTAATAGGCTTTGTCTTAAAGGAGCTCTTTTACCGACGGGCAGTGCGTTTAAAATTGCTCTCATGTCTGCAACTTGATTGACACCAAAAACTAAATTGTAAACATCGTCGCCTTCCATTTTATCTTTTTGGTTAAGTATTTTTTGAACTTTTGCATTATCAAAAGGAACGTGATTTTTATAATATAAAATGTTTTCTCTTCTTAGGTCTTTTACTATTCTAGTTACTTTGGCTTTGTCAGGGCCTTTTAACTTGTTCAGATTATTAGGAATCTCTTTTATTTTGTTATCAAAAAGCTCAAAAGCTTTTTTTACTGTTGGGGATATTATTCCCCCTAATTCTTGTTGATCCATTAACCCGCGCATTACTTTTCTAAAATCAACGAGCTCAGAAAGTGTAACTTGTGGATTTTCTCTTAACACTTTTTGCAAAGCGACTAAAGTTTTAACAGATCCTGTATCATCAAGTGTTTGGATTAAGCCTCTAGCTTTTGAAAGCTCCTCATCTAGATGCTTTACAACATCAGATACATCTATAGTATTTTCAGGATCGATAGCATTTATTCTGTCTTCTATTTTTTTATAGGCTGCTCTATGGCCTGATTGAATTTCATTGTAGGCATCAGAAATTGTATTTTTTACATTTTCACCAAGATCTCTTGCTCCCATCATCGCAGCATCGCCAAATCCTCCTGTTTCTTCAGCCAAATCTTTTAAAAGTTTATTTAATTCATTCGTTACTTGCTCTTCTTGTTTTGTGAGGTCAGATCTTCTTGCTCGTAGCTCTGAAATAACTTTTGAGTCTGATTCCGCAAATTTAGAATATTCATCTAAAGAAGTTTTTTTATCAGCTAACTTTCTTTTTAATTGGTTTAAAGCTGCAATATTGTAACCAATAATGCCTTGCTCTCTTTTTGTTTTACCAAAAATAGTTTCACCTGCTGCTTGCATTCTTGCTCTAATAGATGCGCCTAAACCTGTTTGGGTAGGTATGCCTGGGGTAAACCTTTCTACTTTTCCATCCTTTACCGCACGCATAATCTCTCTCTCAGTGGCTTCTCTACCAAGGTCTGCATCAAGTTTAGCCACGTCATCAAAGCTTAGGCCTTTTGCTGCAATATAAAAATCTCTTATATTCTCAGAAGGAGCCTTTCTTCCAAAAAAAGCACCTAAAGCTTTACCGCCAAGCTCAAATACACCTTGACCGATAGAGCCAATTAAAAATTCGTTTCTTAATAAATCTGCTGTTTCGTTTGCATCTTTATCTTCAAAGCCTTGAACAATATCTAAAGCTTCCTCAGCTCCTTTACCGGCAGCAGATCCAATACCAACTGCAATACTGTTTGCCAATCGAGGAGATCTAAAAATTTTTGTAGCTAAGCTAGCTATCCTAAAGTGAGGACTAAGAGCTAGAATAGCTCCAGCTATAGGACCAACTGCGCCTGCAAAATCTGCGTAGTCTCCAGCTGAACCAAATTTATTTTCATCAATAATTATGTTTTTGTCTGATATTTGAAAATCTTTATCTAATAGTCCTTTTTCAACTAATACCTTTTGTCCTTCTGGAGTAATTGCATAATCACCTTTGGTATTTACAGTAAATCCAGAGCTGTCAACGTAAGATCTTAAAACATTTTCTTTTTCTGTTCTTTTTTCTTGACGTGCTAAGGTTGCTCTTAGTCTTGGAACATTTATACCTGTTTCGTAATCAAAGTAAGTTTTGTCAAAAAGAGGAGAAGCTTCTTTTTTTGCTATTTCAGATTTTAATATTCTTATTGCTTCTTCTTGCGAGTTAGCTCTGATTGGAACGGTAAGATCGTCAGTAACTTGTAGGTTGTAAGTTTTCACTAACTACCTCCTAATAAATTTTGATTCCTTAAATCTACGTTTTCTTGAGGTCCTGGAACTTGCGTACCGATGTTTTGATTGTTTGGATCAAAAGCCAATATCTGCTCTATCAGTTCTTTGTTTTGAAGCTCAACCGCTGATGGTTGATTTATTCTATCAAAGAAACCTAAGTCAGTTTGTATCTTGCCTTTAGTTTCGTTTGCTGACATTAAGGTTTTATTTCTTGAGTTTTGTAATTTTTCTCTAATTACTGCTTCTGGAGTGAACACTGTTATATTACCAAACACTTCTTTAATGACTTCTCTATCTAAGTTAGATATGGTCCTTCCAGATTCTCCAAGAATTTCTCTAATATTTTCTTGTTGTAAAACTTTTAATATAGCGTCTGCTCTAGTTCTTGGATCTAATTGAGACCAATTTTTAGGGCCACCACGTACAAAAGTTAAGGCTTGAGTTATTAACTTATCCCTTAAACCTTCAAAACCAGTTGCTCCGCCTGCGTCAAGAATTGCTATAACTTCATCAATTTTTTTAACGTTATCTTGAGATTTTTGGAACAGCCTAATATTTTCAGATAAAGAGCCTTCTCTGTTAGCTATTTTATCCGCGTCGCCAACGTCAAAACCTAGACCTTTCAATCTTTCTATTTCTGCTTCTGTATTTAATTTAGCAAACTCCAAGTCATCTGCGGCTCTTTGTTCAGCTGCTAAAGCTGCTCCCGTTGCCAATCCTTTGTCAAATTCCTCTTCTTTAGCTAGTCCTTTAGATAATCCTGCTGCGTAATTTAAAAACTCTTTACTTGTAAAAGGATTTCCTGAAATTAGAGGATCTTCCTCTCTAGCTTGTTTTGCTGTTTTTTCTCCTGCATCCCCAACTGCATCAGCTCCAGTTTCGGTTGTTGCGGCCTCTGCTACAGCATCACCTTCAGCAGGAGATTCTGCCTCTGCAGTTTCTGTAACCGTTTCTTCTGCAGTTACAACCTCTGTACTATCTTGGGCTGGAGTTTGTTGTAAATTATCTATCTCTTTTTGAGTATCATTTTGGGTCTCTTCTTGTTGTTCGGTTCTTGCTCCTGTTGATGCTCTATTTACAAGCGCATCTAAGTCTGCAGCAGAAATACCCATTCTAAGATATCCAGATTCATCCGGAGCAAAGCCTGTTTCAAATCCTCCAATTAAAGCATCCTCACCCATCGGATATCTCTGACTTTCAAAAATATCTATATCGCCTTTATCGTCTTGCCTTTCTCCGTAAAAACCACTTAAGGCTCTTCTACCTAGGTTAGTGGTTCCTTCGATTGCTTCCAGTAAAAAGTCTAAACCTTGGCCTCCTATATCTCTAAGACCGGTCTGTATGTTTAAGTAATCAGGAAGCTGTTCTCCAAACTTGAAAGTTGATGGGCTTACGCTTGCAAAAGGAGCTGCTCTTTTTCCAACAGTATCTCTTATTATTTCTTGTAAATTTGAACCGTATTCAACTTCAGGATTTTGTATTAAAGCCTGAAGCTCAAATGTGTTTTCTAAATTTAAAATTTCTGCAAAACGATTAGGATCTATTTTGTAAATAGTTCCATCACTTGCCTTATATTCATTTGGGCCAAGATTAGTTTGACCTGTTACTTGCCCTTCTACTACAGCAGTTTCAAGGTCAACTAGATCAGGGTCTTGTAAATCGATTTCTCCTGTTGGAGCTGGCTTAGGTGCTTCTAAATTTATTAGTTCTTCGCTTATTGCATCTATTGGGGGTTTTGTTCTTGGTTGTCTTCCTTCAACTAAAACAGTTTCATCTATAAATACATTTTCTGGACCGCCTTCAAATGTTTCAGGTCCCCTAACACCTGGATTTATAACTCCGCCTTTTTGCTGTGCAACTTCTTCAATCATTTGCGTTGTAGCTGCTGGAAACTTTTCTAAAATATCAGCTGGGTTGTAACCTTGACTTAAATAGTATTCAATTAACTTTCTTGGATCTACTGATGGAACTGCAGATTCCAAAACAGGACCAATATTCA